TTACAAGCCTACAAACTCAACAAACTCGGGACTCCGCAACTTACCGGATCGGTACCAATTGCGGAATCTCACCCTTGCCTTCAACACTGGTTGCACATAGACAAAGTTGCGATCCTCTCCTGTCACAATCGACTTTGAAACACCATAAAAAGCCTGCTTATGTGCTATTGGGACCGCGAGCTCGATAATACCAACTGGCCTGCCCTCATGCTGCACAAGCCATCCAAACTGGTCTTTGCGATAACCTACAATGGTAACAACTGCATACTGGTAATTAATAATCTTGAGCCAATCCGAGCTGCGGCGCCCTACGTATCTGCTATCTTTGCGCTTGGCGACAATACCCTCAAGGCCGCGTTGCTTGATCAAGTCAAACAAAGCCGTCCCTGCCTCATCTACACTTATCACGCGGCTGTAGTGGTTGTTGTCCCCTAGAACTGTATTAAGCAACTCCTTGCGCTCTGTGAGCGGCCTGCTGCGCACATCTTCTCCATTAAGCTGCAATATATCAAAAGCGAAGAATTGGATGGGGATCGTTCGCATACCCGCTTTAATTTGTGGTGCCTTTGTCATCCTAAACCGGCGCATGACCATTTCAAAATCGGTTGTCCCATTCTCCGGTTCTACATAAGAAACCTCACCATCCAGGACGATTTCTCTGGCTGATGTAGGCACTCCGTGCAACTCTGGATACTGTTGAGTAACATCGTTGTTGTGACGCGTATATAGGCGGACTGTGCCCGCTGATAAGGATAATATCATGCGATGGCCATCTATCTTAGGTTCATATAGGTATCTATCATCATTAAATGGCTGCTCCCGCTTTTCGAGCAGCATTGGTTGCATAAACATTGTGATCACCTATGATAATTGTAGCACTGGACGGGCGCACAGACTGGATGTAAATAAAACCAAAAAAAGTTTTGTGTTCTTATATTGTTCGGTTGTAATACACAACCATTATGTTATAATAAGAATATAAAAAGCCGAGGGGGAAACGAAATGAACATCGCCGAAATGTACGAAAAGGTTAAAGAGATTTATGAAGCAAACGAGGATAAATACTACTTCATAGGGTTGCGATTCGAAGACAAAGAGCGTGAGATCGGAGAGGTATGTGAGTACAGCCGTCACAATGCCGACCGCGACGATGAGCGCGATTTCCCAGAGTTCGGATCCGAAGAGTATGACGACCTCCCGGAACTGAACGGCACGAGCGCTTGGAACATGGACCCGAACTCATACGGCAGAGTATATAGCCCCGGATTTGGCAGTCGCATTTCAGCTTGGCACTTGGAAAGGACCTGCGAGAAATTATTCGTTACTGATCATTGTTACGTAATTGCAGGGGAGATTTGCGGATCTCATGAAGATCCAGATGCTAATGAAATTCTAATTAAAGAAGCTATTGTTATCGCAAAAATATTCTAAGAGAGTATTACATCCCGCTAGAGGATACATAGAAGGAGGCTATAGGTTGTGAGTAGCAACAGAATAAAAATGATTGGCGATCGCTATGGTCGCCTAACCGTCATACTGGAGTTGGAGCGCAGGAATAATTTTCGATATTTTTTGTGCAAATGTGATTGTGGTGAAGAACATACCGTTAAAATGGGTGCTTTACGAAACGGGTCAATAAAATCCTGTGGATGCCTGCGCGATGAGCGAGCCAAAACTTTACGCGCCCCGGATCTTACGAACACGAGGTTTGATAGGCTCGTCGCAATCGAAACTGTAGGTAGAGCTAAGGGCAATAAGACGTTCCTATGGAGATGCATTTGTGATTGTAAAAATGAAGTGATTGTGAGGGGAGATTTTCTTAAAGGAAAAGGGGTTAAGTCTTGCGGATGTTTGAAGAAGGAGCAAGACCACCAGAATCTTATATTAGAGATACAGAAGAGATATATTGAGGGGGTTAAGGTGCCAAGTCTCCGAGCGAAGACTAGAAAAGACAATTCCAGTGGGCATAAGGGTGTTTACTGGGCCAAGCGTGAGCGAAAATGGGTGGCTAGTATCGGTATAAAAGGTAAATCGGTATATCTTGGATACTTTGCGGACAAGCAAGATGCTATTCGTGCTCGCAAAGAGGCTGAGGAAAAGTATCACCAACCATATATTGATAAGCTAATGGAGGGGAACGGAAATGAACATTATAATTAAAGAGACAGGTAAAAATGAGGTATTAGAGCTAATAGATCTTCGCAGCGGAACAAATTACATTGTGGATTTAATTGGCATGTATGATAGCCTTGGTCCGGGGGACCACCAGTTTTTGTACGATGATGAAGAGGGTTTATACGTCTGCACTCACGATACTTACGACTGGTGGGCAAAGGTTGTATCCGATCAATCAGCTTTAAATGACCGGATCGCCGAACTAAAGGAAACTTACGATAGCGAAGTAATTCATGACATCGTCTCCGGCGCATCTGACGGGGATTTAGAGGACCAAGCCGCGGCCATTAACGCCGCGTTAGATGATTGGCTCGAAGAACAGGCGGAGTTACCAGAATACATCGGTGCTGTTACATTTGCTCGGATGTTGGGAACAAGCCAACAAAACGTGAGTAAGTCCGCAACAAGAGCGATAAAAACTAGTTACCGCGGCACCTTTTTAAAGCCAGACGCCATTGTCGATGGTACGCCTGTATGGCTGAGATCGAGAGCCGAAGGTTACGCAAATGCCCAAGAATAATGCTTCCAGACGCATCGATCTAACTAATCAGGTCTTCGAAGATCTGATCGTTGTACGGCTGAGCGAAGTACGCAACAAGCACAACACTCTGTTGTGGGAATGTCGGTGCAGCTGCGGTAAAATTGTTTTTTTGCCGGGCACATCACTTCGCGGTGGCCATTATAAAAGTTGTGGGTGTAAACAAGTCGCCAAGAGAGACGCTGGAGTAAAACGGCATATCGCAAGCGACCGAGTTGATGGTACAAGGATATCGGCGCTCAAGGCAAAGTTGCATGTTGGTAATAAGAGCGGTCATAAAGGGGTTGCGTGGCTCGATAAGCGCAATAAGTGGCGAGCTTACATTGGCTGGCAGGGAAAAAATATAAACTTAGGGTACTTCAGTACTCTTGAGGAGGCGATAGCCGCAAGAGTCAAAGCAGAGGAAGAATATCATAATCCGTTGATTGATAAACAGCGAGACAAGTAAAAAGCACCCTTTTGCTTTTGGGTGCTTTTTTATTACTGAATGTATAAGGAAACAGCGTTTAATATCCGGGTCATGTTGATCTCGGGCAGGAACAGAATCGGCTTATCCTGATCAATAGCCCACGCCTTGGCCTCCCACATGGACGCGTGGCTGACAAACCTAGTCAGCACAACGATGATATCCGCATCATCCAACACCTGTATAAAGTCGGGATCATGCTTGCGTCCGTCATGGGTTAGGATCTCACATGGATAGTTTCCAGCCCCCCCTTTGCGCCAGCCGCCGATGATTGATACTGTCTTACCTGACAGCAGAGATAGGTTAGGCTGACGGTCGTTCTCCGTCTGCTCGACCAGCTCCTCTGTTATCTCTGTCGGCTCCTCCTCCGGTGTCCCCTCTACTTCACGTAGTTGCCTGAGTAGATCGCTCGCAAAGGATTTGAGTTCGGATATCTTGCGTATATCGTCGGGGCTGCGAGTGGTGACCCCTTTGCTGTCTCTAATCGACCGCACCTCTTTGTAAGCCTCAGACAGCTTATACTCTGCCGCTGCAACTTCATAGGTCTTTGCCTCCACCTGCCGTTGCTGTTCCCTCAAACGCCCACGCAAACGGGATATTTCATCTTGCTGTTGGGCGATCCTTCGGAACAAAAAGGCGTTGTCCCCTTTGTCGCGGCGGAACAATGTCGCAATATGCTTCGTCCGCGTTGGCTCCAGCGCATCTGACATGGGCATATGCATGACTACAAATCTAACACGGCGAGCCCCAAACATTTTAACTTCTAAGTCCAGGACCCATCCCAAAGGTCCGATATCCAACATCTCGTCATAAATAAACTGGTGGTTGGCTGTCCTCCAAAACTCCGATCTTGTATCAAAAGTTGTGAAGCGATTCGCTGCGTCCCGCCGTGCCTGCTGCTCGGTTTTGACCCCAATTGCAGTAACCCCGAGCTTAATGTATGCTCCTTCAATTTCTGATCGTGACAACTCCCCCACTGCCGCTTTCCAGTCCTCAGCAGCAAACAGGCAAAACGCCTGCCAGAATTCTTCTTCGTGCCCCTTGAAAAACTCTAACCGGTTTTGTTGTCCTTCAACCACCGCAGGGTCTTCTTGTATGGTCTCGGAAATTGGACTATCTGAGATTACCTCCCCCTCAGCCGTCTTGCTTAATATACTCACTGGACTATATTCAGCTCCGCAGCGAGTACAGCGAATAGGTCTTAATGGGTAACTATCTTCATCCATTTGCAACTCAAATTCTTTAAAATGCATTCTTCCATAATCTTTAACTAACTGCTCATTGCGTTTAGAGCAGTATACACATTGGCCGACAAAGAAAATTTGAATGTGCACCATTTCCACTGAGTTACGCATCTACGTTTTCCTCGCTATGTTCTAAAATTTCCCCCACCGTCACACCCAGGAAAAAACATAACTTATCCAGCGTCTCCAAATCAACGCGCTTAGCAGTACCATTATAGAGACCTCCTACAGTGTTGATGGCAAGCCCTGTTCCGCGAACCACATCACGCCGGCTAAGACGTTTTCTACCCATTATCTCGCTTAATCTATTCACTATCATTAATTACCCCTCCTCATAAGGTGAATATACACTAAATATAATTATGTATCAACTACTTAATATTTTGTGTTGACATGTATATCAGGAAGTGTTATCTTTATATCAGGAAGTTGATACAAAACAAAAGGAGGAAACGATGATGAACGTTATGGTGAGGGCTTGGGAGATTGCAAGGGCGGCAGTTGTGAAGTTCGGCGGAAAAGTAAAGGAGTACTTCCCACAGGCCCTCATCATGGCGTGGAAAGAAGCAAAACAGAACGGTGTTCAGACTCACCAATGGACGAATGCTAGAGGCATGAAAGTTACATTGGTTGCTGAGCACATTACAAAAAAAGAATGGAAAGATGACTGGGGAGTTGTTCATTTTAAAGCGGATAACTGGGTTTATGTCCGCTCAATCAAAATTGGCAATATGGAATTTAATAGCCACATCTCCCGCAGTAGAGTTGATGGAAAACCAGTAGTTGACGCCGGGGAACGAGTCGTCAACGGAGCAAGAAAGAAAATCTTGGTTATGCTACCCGATGATGTACATACCGCCGTATGGGGTGAGTATGATCGGATTGAGGCGGCGAAGAACGCCCGTAGAGCAGCGCGCGAAGAAGCCGAGCGCAAGGATCTGGCGGTCAAAATCAGCAACGGTTACTGCACCCGGTGCCATAGCTACTGCTACGGAGACTGCCGGTAATAATGGAAATGTACCACAACATATTCAACCTCGCATAAGTCCTGACTTCGGTAGGCAGCGCGAAAGGAAAAATGATATGACAATTTCAGATAACGTAAAAATGAACATCCTGGAAGAGGGTACTGTTGTCTACGTAGATACCCGTGACAGATATTTGGAGTTTTACGCTGTATCCGTAACCCAAATGAAGCAAGGTAAGTTGGTACTGCGCCATGCGATGCGCTACCCTACGATGCCGAAAACGGCTGATTACTATATCATAGACGCTACAGGATACTCAGCTGCGAGTTCTGCGGGATACGTCACCGTTTTTCCATCTTTCGAAAAGTATGACCATTTCGCCTGTGAGATTGTTGGGGAACTCACGCTGAAACGTTCACTGGAGCCTGTCGCACCTCGCAAGGTGCATGTGATTAAGCGTAGAGAGGGGAGTTTTCCGGATTGGCTTGAAACACACGGAAATAGCAACTGCAGCACAGCTGCAGCGGCGTTCAGGGCTATAGAAAGTATATTTGAATCAGTATCCGTTCGCACGATTAAAGATCCAATCTGCGTTGTATCGGGGCAAAGTGATGATACAGATGCGCTCATATTCGAGGGCGAGCGACTTATGCCTGTGTCGCTGGAGATCGAAGAAGAACACCAAACTGAGATCATTAATCCACTAACTGTTGCTGTAGCTGCGGCAGAGGAAAAATTGTATTTGAGTTTCCGAGGCAGCAACCTATACAAAGAAGATATGCATTCAGTGGTGTATAACCGCGCTTTGGCGGTCCTGATTGGCGAAAGCGATCAGTGGAGTGCCGAAATTGCGAAAGAACTTATCAAAAAAGCCAAGCGGCGCGGCGGTAAATATGAAATGGATAGGCTGGAGAATTATTGCCGATCAACCGCCGAACTTACAATTGATTCTATAGAAAAATTAGCGGTTATCGCTGAGAAGTGGCTCAGCGAACAACCCAAAGAAGAGGAGTAAAAAATGACAAAAACCATACCAGAACTACATCATTTCCGTAGAGTTGAGTTTGGAAATGAAGGGAAAGCGGCAACGATAATAAGAAAAGCTGGTGCGGAAGGGACATACCGGGAGGAGTACGCTGGTGTTGCGAAAGAGAATGCTTTTCCGGGTGTGTTTGAAATTACGTCAGGGTGCTTGTGCCACCCTGAAAGACCGCTCGAAAGGGAAGTTGTCTTGATAGCTTGGTGCAACCAAGAGAAATGTTTGCTAGTGTATGACGTAACCGAGCGCTTTGATAATCTGCTTTCTCAGGTTTAGATCAACCCCCACCAGCCACGAGGCCAGTGGGGATATTTTTTTATTTCAACAACCCTACCCGATCCAAGATGACTGCAAGTTGCTCCCGCGTCACAGGCTGACCCAGCCCAAATACGCCAGGCGACACGCCAGCCAACACGCCAGCCGCTGCAGCCTTGGCAATCGAAGCTTCTGCCCAATGACCTGCCGGCACATCATTAAATTCTGTTTTCTTCGGCACTTGTGGTGCCTCCTCTCTTTTTTCAATTCCAAGTGCTTCCGCAACTCCCTCCGCGGTAGCCTGCGCCAATTGCTCCAGCCATGTGGCGTCCTTAAGCAGTGCCACATCCTCCGCATGAGAGATAAAACCGTATTCCATCAGCACGGCAGGCATCTTCGTTTGCCTCAAAACAGCAAGGTTGGCTGTCTTGACTCCCCTGTCTGGTCTGCCTTTGGCCTTGTATAGCGCGGCCACATGACGGTGTATCGTTTCCTGATACGTCTTACTATTCGCAGAAGCGCTGGTATAACGGAAGGTTTCAAAGCCGCCCTTGTCGGTCGCGCCTGCGTTGATGTGGGTGGAAAGGAAGAAATTTGCCCCTGCTTTATTAGCGATCGCTGCCCGATCTGATAGTTCAAGAAATACATCAGTTTGTCGGGTATAACTCACCTGAGCGCCCCAATCAGCCAAGAGCTTGCCAATCCGCAGCGCCAGCTTGAGCGCCAAGTCCTTTTCCTGTAATCCACTTCCGATTGCACCAGGATCTTTGCCGCCATGCCCCGCATCGATAACTACACTTTTTCCTTCCGTTATCGTAATTCCCGATCCCATCAAGCGGCCCCATCCGTTATCTTGTGGCCACAGGTATGTGCTGCCCCCGCCGTCCCCGTTGAGTGCATGGACGCAACCCAATGAGGACATAACGTCAGCCATCTGGTCGAGTGTTAAAACGCCGATGGAGGTTGCCAGCACCAAATACCCTTCCTTGGTAATTCCCGCCGCCGTGCGCCTGCTGGAGCCGTTAAGGATATCCGCGCCAGTCTGGTCACGTTTGGCTGTCTCATCGATAACCTTACGACCGTTATCCAGCAGGCGCGGCGATCCCTGCACCGCCCAAACTGCAGCAGCCGGTGCTTTGCCAATATGCAACGTTCTTTCTGGCAGCATATACAGGACGTCCCGCGGTGCTGTCTTGGGGACGTCTTGGACAACAATTTCGCCGTCTACTTTTAAAAAACCGATTGGGGCGCCAATCTTATCGTTTGAGAAATTGAAACTACAGGCAACATCAGCCTTGGACTCCTGCCCTAGCTGCTTGACGGTCGCTCCCTCCCGGTATGCCGCCGCGATCTTGTCAAAAAGAGGTCTTGAAACAACGTATCGGATCTGGTGGCCTTGAATCGTTTTAGTTTGAATCATTGGCCGCTACCTTGACTTGCTTTACAAATTGGTGACCAAAGACGGCAAACGCCCCAACCAGAATTCCCTGAATGACCGACAGGACAGACCAGCCGAGGACAAAGCCTGCAGCCACAATAGCAAGTGCAGTTACGATATACACAATGCTCCAGTTAGGCACTCTTGGTGTTTTCTTAAGGGTAAAACCAACAATCCAGCATGCTACCAAAACTCCCAATAACTCAGGTGCAATCATTTCCAATACAATATTCCATTCCATTTCTATCATCTCCTAATAGTTTTTTATGGTGAAAGAACTTTAAACAAAATAGCTATTAAGCCCCCGATTAAGCCAGTGATCAAAGCAGCAGCAAACGTTCGCCATAGCCACCTGTTACTTTCCTTTAATTCGTTTATTTGATGTTGCCCCGCCTTGGCATATTGAAGGGCCTCCTTTGCGATGTCGTCTGAGTTTTCCAACTTATCGACCAACCTACCAACGTTTGACGATAGTTCGCCAATATTTCTCGCATTGGTTTCTTGCATGAGTTCCATCCTTCCCATCTTCACTGCGATTTCATTTATCGTTTGCTCCTGATTCATGCCTGCCCCCCTCTCTCTAAAAATTCCAAGCGTTTGGGAATATAAAAAGAAAAAGCCCCGCATTACACGGGGCTGCTGTCGTTACTCTGGTCGTCCATCTTTGTTGAGTCCGAGGGCTGCCAATTCAACTTCCACATCTTGCTGCAGCGTAGCAGGAACTTGCGCGAATGTACGCCTTCCTGCAATGATCAGCGTCGCAAATACAGTAACGAGTGCCATTTTGTATCCACCTCCTCCCCATAATAAAAGGAGCCGCAGAAGCATATTAAAAATCATGCTATCCGGCTCCTAAAAACAAGACATATAGTTCGGCGATTGCTTCCATGGCCGTCAGATTCTCCCGCCTGGACTCCGCAAGTTCGGCTTCAAGCTGCGCAATTCGTTCCTCGGCTGACGGTGATGGTTCCGGCGTTGGTTCAGGCGGTGTGTACGGGTATTTGTATTCGACGCCGTTGACTTCTTCGACGATGTATTGAATGCCGTCTTCTTCGATTATTTTAGCCACAAACCCTACCTCCTACCGATTCTTTTTATTACAACTCCTGCACCGCCTGCACCGCCAGAGGTCCCACCATTACCAGAAAAAGTACCAGCCAAACCACCCGTAGCAGTGATTTCAACATTGCTCGATTGATTTGCAACTACCACAACCAAACCACCGCCTCCGCCACCGCCACTACCGCTGTTACCAGCGGTATTGCTGGTGCCAGACATGCCGTCTGCTTTAACTCCACCACTGCCACCTAGGATATCAGTGACCATGATTATCACGCCTCCTCCTGCACCCCCATTACCGCCGATACCAGTACCAGTACTGCTGGCGCCAGCGCCAGCGCCGCCGCCAGCACCTCTAAGCGAGGGGAAATTCGCAAGTGAATCGCTTTGTTGTACAAGCGTAATATTAGAGGAGCCCCCAGCGCCGCCAGTACTATTGAGGGCCTGGACGCCAGTACCTCCGCCACCACCCGCGCCAGAAGGCCCGCCATTGCCGCCATTACCGCCGGAGCTGCCATTGCCCCCGGCACCACCACCGCCACCGCCGCGCGTACCGCTGTTGGCACCCGCGCCCCCGCCACCACCGCCGGCACCCGCGCCCCCGCCCGACATTCCAGGGTTACCAGAATTAGTACTCCCTATCCCACCAGCACCACCACGACCACTTGCGCTTAATAGTCCGTTAACCGTTGCGGTACCGGAGCAAAGGACAACGAGGTAGGTGCCTTCGGGCGACACCGTTACTCCCGCCGGAATATTGATGCTAGAAAATCGGTGTATACCCGATGGCAACGCTGTATTTGCCGTTGGGCTGAACGCTCCGTCTGACCCATCATTAAGAAATTCAAGCTCAGCCAACCAATCCGGGCAGCATCCGCCCCCACCGTTTTGTTGTGGAATCTTAACAATACCCATGCTATACCTCCTCCACGCCGTAAACGGTCATTGTAATATCCGTGCCGACATCCTGCTTCGCTGCCAGGACCTGGGATGCAGCTATGACAATTTTAGTATCCTGAATGATGACCGATCCTCCCGGCTCTATAGCCAGCCCGTTGATAATCATATTACCGTTGGCCGCGCCGCCCTGATAGATGCTGACTTTTCGCTCTGTCGTCCCTGTGTTGACAAGGTAAATTTCCGTGACCTGCGCTGTCGCTCCAGCAGGAGCTGTATATCTTGTAGTGACGCTAGCTGATAGCGCCGCCTGCGCCAGCCGTTTAATCGTGACTGCCAATTACATCGCCCCCATTCGCATTTTTCTATACAAATCATCCACCGCAGCAGTCGGATTTTCGATCTGTCCATCAACATATTGCTTTGTCGCGATGTGCGTTGGTTGTGTTGGCGCTCCAACATTAGCCTGTCCTGCTGCATCCCGCTGAATAATTCGGTTTGGTGTGGCAACAGCGGTCGCACCGTGTGCCGATGTTGCATCCTTGTGCGCATTAATGTCGTCCTGCGCAGTGCCGGCCGCTGCATGAGCCGCGGCAGCCGCACTTTGAGCATTATCAGCAGCGTCCTTGGCGCCGTTGATCTCCTGCCCGATCTGATTCATGTCAGCTGGCCTTACGATGTCGGATGGCTGCCAATCTATTTTTGCCATTTTCTATTGCGCCTCCTTCACTTCAATCGTCTGCAGCATGAGATGATCGGCCGTGATCGGCACATTGACCACATTCGATGTCAGCACATCATTGGCAGCGTTCCGCAACTCAACCAATGTAATAAGAGAAATATCCGCAATGGGAACGACATAATTAAGCGCCAGCGTGCTGGCTGTAACTTGCTTAAGTTGAAAATCGGCGATTTCATAGTTCCCATTGATGACAACTTTAGCCACCCTGTTATCAACGTATACCGCCACATCATGCAATAAATTTGCTGCAATCATTTGATTGGCACCTCCGGTCCAAGTGTAGCAAACGGCTGCTCACCCAGCCGCCATGTATCGTCAAGCCTATAATGCCAGTTAACCTGCTGCTTACTGATATGTTCTTCGAGCTTTATTTTGGATCCCAGCGCGGTATTCTGTTGATAGATCAGGTTGGCTGGCTTGATCGTCTCAACGGTGTGCAGGACCTCACGAAAAACAGCAGCATCGTCAATATTGGCTGTCACAGTCAAAATAAAGTCTTGCACATCAACGGAAACGATTGTCATTCCTGCTCCAACCAACATATCAAGCTGCTGCTGCAAATAGCGGACCGTGAACGGCGGTTTGGTCTGGTAACGATTAAGTATTCGCAGCCGCCGAAAATCGATTGTCTCAATTGTAGGATCGGCCTGAATACCAAGCATCTGTTCACGGATTTTGATTGCTCGCAAGCTTGCTGTCATGACAAACTGATCGTCAAACAATTGATTCATCGCACCATCAAGCGTATCCAACTCAATTGTTTCCGTTTGGCCAATCTCTTCAAAATCCTGTACATCCAGATAGAAATCAGGAAGGTGAATGAGTATCCGATCAGACATTGAGCGTCACCGCCCCCAAAACAGGAATATCGTCATTCCCGAGCGTCAAATTGCCCGCTGCGCCGTTTAATAAGGTGTCAGACACATCGTCTATCCCTTGCACATTGAGTATGCGAGCGTCGATCTGTGCTGTTCTGACAACAAGTCTTTGTTGGTTCGCCCAATCTCGTCTTAACTCAAGCAAATACGCTGCGATCACCGTTTCAATCCCACCCTGCACCATGCCCACGGTGTAACCGGTCGCCAGGACAATCGTGGTCTGCACGTTAACCGTGACTGAATCAGCCCCGGTAACCGTCACTTCATGGCCGATTGGCGCGGTGCCCACCCCTTTCCCGCTGTTTACGACAGGATCAATGATAGTCTGTACGTCATTAATTAGCTGAGGGGAAGGCTTACCCCAATCAGCCGCCATAATAGCGAGTCTCACTGTCCCCCCGCCGTTCCAGACCGGATACACCTTCACGCTGCCTACCCCGTCAATGGATGCCACTTTACGTTTGTAATCCGATACGTTCCCGCCGAATGCCGGCTCATTTACTATTTCGTAGTACCTTGCCCGCAGTGACTCGTCCGTTTCTTCGTCCGCGCCGGGTGCGATGATGTCCATAAGCGTTGCTTGAGCCAAGCCATCAACATAGTCAATCGGCAGCAGTGCACCATAGTACTGATTACCAATAATGCCCGCCGTCTCCGCGTCCAAAGCGTATTCCCCGGCCCCCAACTGCGAGACAACAACAAAGTTAATCCCGCCCCCGCCAAAGCGATGACCGACCGGCACAGCCAGTGGATTGTTGCTTTCATCGGAGAACACGCCTCGGCGGCGCGCCTTAGTTGCAGGCATCCGGTCAACGCCGAATTCCGCAGTCCGCCGGGAAAGAAATTCCCCGCTCGCCGTGTCCGCGAACGAAAGGTTTTGATTGACGTCCATTTCTATATACATTTGCGCCAGCTCCGCGGCAGCCGGGGACAACGCATCCCAAATTATCGAGCCTTCCCGCTTGTCGATGGTATCGGGAATACGCGACAGCATGCGGTCCAGCAGAAAATCAAATGTGTACTGTTCATACATCGAAAGTCACCTCGATTTGTCCCAAATTGGATTCAACCGTAAAGGCGATCAGCACGCTATCCTGCTGTGCGGTGAACACAAAATCCGTCACATCATCAATCCGGTCATCCTGCGTCAATGCCTCGACAATCCAGCGTTCCAAATCCTCCTCGCCCGCGTTGACACTTAATTCAGCCCCGTAATCATCGCTATAAATGTCATGAAGGAACCGATCGGTCTGCAGCGTCTTGTAAACGAATTGCCGAATAGCGCCCAGGCCGTCCGTCATGCCGTGCACTCTACCACGCTGCAGGTCAAGGTTGTACGTGTAACTAGGCTGTTGACTGTCATCCAACTCGGCATCCGCAGGCAATCCGCCAACTGGTAGCATTATTCCACCGCCCTATCTAATATGACGTAATCCTGCCCACCCTGGACACGCGCCAGAATCACCTGGTCCCCAACCTCCAAGCCGCGCCGAATCGTGTATTCAATCTCCCCGATGAGCAGTTTGTATTCCGTCAGCGTTTCCGGAACGATTAAAAAATCCCTTGGGAGCGCCAGCCGTTGTTCGACGATGACTTCCAGGGGATTCACTTTTGATACTGTTCCGAACATAACCGCAACCGGATTACCTGCTTGATTTGTGCCTTGACTAATTTCCTTGATTTTATCAATTAACGACATTAATACACCGCCAGTTCAAGGGACATGGTATGGCTGTCCCCTTCAAAGTTATGTGAGCATTCGTTGATTAAATGCTTTGTAGCCTTCATTCCCAACTCAGGCATATCAATATAGATACTGTTGCCAGCTCTGATCCGAGGATCACCCAGCGCTTCAATGGAGAATGATTTGCCTTCTCGGTTTTTAAGCTCAAGCAGATTGTTAAGCGCCTGGTTTATCTGCGCCTCATTCATCCCATCTTCAACTTTGCGGTAATATTGCAGGCGCCCCCATTTGGCGATTGTCGAGCTATCTTGAGCAATGTACACGTCACGCTTCTTGGTCTTTTTGTTGTCCCGCACAAGCTTAATCCGGTTATAAGTCTCGCTGTCTATGGATCGCTTGTACTTGTAATCATAGACAAGACTCTTTTCACCGAGCACGACGTCAAGCAGCATGTCTTTGATGTTGGCGAGCGCCAGTTTGCCGAAATCGTCATAGAACACATAAAGCTGATTTTGGGACACTAACGTTTGATCCAGCGCTTTATAGATGATGTCCAGCAGCGTCTGACCGTCTTCCAACATCTTGGGGATGACAAACCCTGTGTTAGCCAATGAGCCAACGGACAGGTTAGCATCCTTTGCAATCTTTTGAATGACCTGTGTCGCGGTCACTTTGGTAAATACATAAGTATCCGATGCGGTTAAATAACGCATTTGATCATAAGCCGTGATTTTGATTTCAGAGGATTGGGACGAATCAATCGTAAACACATAGCCATAAAACATTTTGGCATCTTCTATCTTGATCCGCACGATGTCACCCGTGTTTACTTTGAATTCCGCATCACCTATGGGAAAATCAGTTACTATGGAAAACTCCGCTGTCCCCGCCTTACCAAAACGACTTGTTCTAATCTTCATCCCAGAAACTAAACGAGAGATATCCCACAAAGTCCCATCCTTGTTGTCAATGACGATTTCCAGCACAAGCACCCCCTTACTTTTTAGGCGGCAGCTTAAGCATCATTCCCGCCTGCAGCTTTTTAAGGTCAGCATCCTTGATGTTATTTAGTTTTTGGATCTCTTTCCAACGATTTTCGTCACCAAGCTGCTTCTTTGCCACTGACCAAAGATTTTCACCGGGCTTTAATTTATATGTCGTAGCCGGCACACGCTCATCTGGCCGCTTGGCGCCCGCATCCTTGACCGTTGTTGTCGGTTTGGCCGCTGTCGCCGTTGTCCCCGCCGCAGCGGCTGGTTTGGTACCCACCTTAAGCCTGCGCGGTGCGTAAAACTTGTACTCCCGAAACGAGATTTGAAATTCAATGTCATCCGTCCCGGCCACCGCTCGCCTGTCAAACTGTTCGATCGATACCGCAAGTGTTAGCTTCATATTCGGTGCCTTGATCGTTATCCGGCTTGGATACTGCGACTCCTGCCACCGGCTAATCTTTTTGACCAGGTATCCCGGACTTTTAAACAGTGCTGAATGAATGACATACGGCGCCCTGCCGTTTGCCGGGAAAAAGCTTTCGAATGAGATTTCAGAAAGCTCTTTGGAATGGATAACATTGATCTGCCCCAAGCCGATAATATCAAACGTCTCCCCTCTACCCTTGCGCTTTATTTCAAGCTGCTCGGGCAGCACAGGGAAAAGAATGCGATCCTTGCCGTTGTTATGGCTCAGTTCAATAAAGTATTCCGGCTTTTCTTTATCCATGGTTTCACCCACTAAAAAAGCCCCCATGATTATGGGAGCCTTCGAATTTATTTAATTTTAGAAAAAATTTCTTTTGCTTCTTCGTTGTTTGTTTCCAACCCTAATTTTCCATTTATAGAGTCAAAATCAAAATCACCCTTTTTAATTTCTGCTTTCAGTGACTTGCCGGACTCGTATTCATAAATTTTCACCGGATTATTATTTACATAGAAAAGTACTCCATCCTTTGCACCTACCATTGAAACTAACGGTTTTTCTTCTTTATCAATAGTATGACCGGCATCTTGGAATGCCTTGATCGCATCACTTAACCCCGGTGACGCCCCTTCACTCTGTGAGCATGCCGCAAGCAACACGGCAAACAATCCAATGATCAAAAACCATTTGAATCTCATCTGTAATTCCCCCTTGCAGTTTTGTCTCATAATACCAAACATTGCCACAAAGGGGAACACTCATTTAACAAGCCCTTTTGCTGATGATTCGATTTCATTCGCCATTCTCTCTTCGATCCCATTAAGGAGTGTATCAAGATCCGTACCGTTATTTATGTCCCCTGTTGTGACTTGGACAGTAGGCGTAAGAGTGACAAAGTTCTGAATGGTTTTCATTTCAGCCAGATCGCGCATGACTTTCAAGTCTTCGCTTGAAATGTCTACCTTGTCCTCGATCTTGCCAACCTTTTTAACCTTGTCTATTGTTCCGCCAAGGGGAGTGTTGTCCACTTCCCATTGACCATCACCTAATTTATCTTCACCATAGATTGGGGGCGGCTCGAATTTCTTGTTTGTATCCTCATCGTCCTGTTTTCGCTGCTCCTCACGCTCTTTGATCCGTGTTTGAACGTCAAGTTCACGCTGTTCGGCCCGTTCTTTTGCTGCTGCCACCATATCAGCTACCGCAGCTTCACCAGCTTGTTTGATTGCCTCTGCTTCGGCTGCTGCGCTTGCCGCAAACTCTACTTTATCAATGGTATTAAGAGATACACCCTTAATCTTATTCAACGTGTTGACCAAAGTGTTAATGCGATCAATAACCCCATTGATCATGTCCTCCATGATTTGCAATGATCGCACTTTCATGGATTGGAATACGTTGACAATTCCGTTTCCTACACGCCGGAAGAAGATTGGAATCTGATCAAAGAAATTCAGAATCGTATTCCATACCCGCATCATGGCCGCGGCGAAGGCGTCATTCTTTTGCCATAAATTAACGATCCACACAATCACCCCAATGATTAGGGATGCGATGAGAATAAATATATTTGCTTTCATCGCCGTGTTAAGACCTCTCCAAGCTGCAGCAAGGCCTTGGGTTGTCATAGTCTGATAAAACATAGCTGCTGTGCTTGTGCCTGTTGCTAATGCAGCTATGGCCTGTTGCGCGGCGTATAGTCTTGAAACTACCAGAAACGCCGTAAATGCACCAACTAGCCCCCATAAAACAGGTTCTATAGCCGACCAGTTACTAACAATAAAATTGGATACTGACATTGCAACCTGTAATGTACTTTGCATCACGTTGATGATATTGCTAAATACATTTAAGAAAACACTTTCGATCATCGGCATGTTTTCCATGAGATAGGACGATAACTGACCAATCAAAGGCATCACGCCATAACCAATTTTCTCCTGTACGCTGCCCCATGCATTTGCCAAACGAATAGCTTGGCCTTCCGGCGTCTCCCCCATTGCTTGAGACAATCCGGAAAGATTTTCCTCCACCATCTGTATGACCAAAGCAGCACGCTGGGCTTCCGTGCCCGTCTTAAGTAACTTTTGTTCGGCTTCGGAAAAAATCGCATCGATCTTAAAGCCATTTCGGGACAACGCGTTGATATCACCCATCATGACTTTACCCATTAAATTAGCCGTCTGCATAAGCTGTTCCTGGGAAACGTTGACTCCATACGTCTCCGTTGCCAGGTTGTACATGCTTTCTGTCATGGCGGCAATATTAGTAGGATCATAGACGTATTCAGCGAGCTGAGATTGCCCGTAGACGCCTGTGCTTGCCGCGATAGCTATTCCCTGAGCTTCCAACTCCTTCGTTCGCTGCCGCACAAGGTCAACGCCGTCCTTTGTCATGCCGTTGATATTACTCATGATAGAGACTAACCGCTGCTCTGCTCGAATGGTTTCATTTGCCGCTGCAGTTGCACTGTTGAAGAATCCCTTGGCTGCATTAACACCAACATAAGCCCCGCCGATGGCCACGACTTTTTTTAATAGCCCACCCATGGCGCCGGTGCTCTCTTCGACCGTTTGCTTAAATGCCCGCTGCTGCTTAATGTTGTCTCGTATGCCGCCATCAATGCTGTTTACCTGGGCGTTTAACCGATTGTACGCATCATTAACTTTGGACAAGTCGCCGCTACGCATCGCATCGTTTAAGTTATTTTGTGTACTAAGTGCCTGATCGATCTGCCCGCGCATACGCTCAATCGCTGCATTTAAGCCGTCAAGCGCTTCGGGGGGTGCCCTTTCGCCAAGCTGTTCCTTTTCCCGCACCGCTTCCTGAAAGCGCTGCTGCGTCTCAGCGATCCGTTGATTGAGTTGAACAATCTCATTTTGGGCATTGTCCGGTAAGAAGGACATGTCCAACATAGACATGGATTGCTGCGCTGCAATCATCTCTTGCAGCTTCTGGTTCGCATCGCCTAATTCCAACTGGAAGCGATCGATACCCGTCGAATGAAACAATTCGGGTAAAGGCTGCGTGATCCATTCAGGAGGTGGGGGCGCAGGCGGTGGCTTGGCTGCCTCTTCCCGGATGCGCTCCATTTCCTCCCCCATGCGGATCATATCCGCGGAAACTTCCCCCAACTGTGACCGGGCTTGCTCCAGTCCGGAAATATCAACGGCTTTATCGCCAACATCCTGCATGGTTTGGAAAGTACTGATGGCAATGTTCATCGCATCGCTCATTTTACGTATCGGGGCGGAAAAGGCATCATACATCTCCATGGTGCTCTTTATGGTTGATATGTTCCCCACCACCAAAAAAGCGCCATTGCTGGCGCTCTATTTTTTCTTAGACTTTCTTTCGAGCTTTTTTTCTTCTGCGATTCGAATATCAATCATGGCAAATATTGCAGCCTTTTCGGTTATCGACATACGGGACAGTTCGTGCGGAAGTATGTTTAATTTATGGAGGGCGTAGTAAGCATAGTTAGCTTCCCCGTCACCCTCGTTAATTAGTTTTTTACGTCTTCCACCAGATCATTGATGTCCTTGTCGAAACCGTTGATTTGCTGCACCTTAATAAGCAGGTCAGCGTACTCACCGGGAAGAAGCATTTTTTTCAGCAGCGATTCCGCGCCCAAGGCCCCATAGGATTGCTGCAGTTCCACATTTTTAAGGTCAGGGAATACAACCCCAACCACCGCCATTTTGGCGGTGTAGTCATCCGTCGAGAATTCGGTTTTTTGCGTACCATTTCTTCCCTTGATTCGTTTCGTGGATGCTTTCCGCAACTCCGCGTTCTCTTCCTCCGTAATGCTCCTGACCTTCCATTTGATTGGTTTTCCGTTCTCATCTTTAAATCGTGGAGACACCGGAATTTCCTCAACCGTATCCAAAGGCGCGTTTTGCGCAAAAAATGCTTGAAAATCGCTCATTTTTGTAATCCCTCTTCCTATTTTTTATTAACCCAAAGTCGGGGTTTTAAATGTATTGGCCATATCAATATCCACATCATCAAAAGTGAAATCAATGTCAGCCTCCAAGGCGTCCGCATCTGTATCGAGCATAACCAGGGGTACGCTATCCAGATTGACGCCTTTCAGCACAACGGTTTGCTTCCCGATGGATGAAGTAGGATCATCATTCACCACCATGATGTCAAAATAGATATCCTTTCCTTCCTTGATGTACTGATACATAATTTTCAGGAAAACCGATGTTACAAAAAAGATTGTCATACTGCCTGAGCCACTCCAGCCGGTCGCCTTATTTTGGGTGCCTCGGCGGCCCAATACTTTGACTTCAGCTTTCTGCTTCTCGGCAGTCGCTTCGATGTTTTTCAAGTAAAACATTTCTTCTCGCTTACCGTTGATTGTGGCATACGCTCGTCCTTCTTGGCCGCTAATCGTATCCTGAGCTTTTAAAAATCCCATTGCCCTCATCCTTTCCTATGAATTAACCGACCATGACGTCCATATAAATTTTTTCCATCGAATCCACCGGCTGAATTGCCAACTGAACATATACGCTGTCCGCCTCTTCGCCCGCAGACAATAGAATGTCACTTTGGGGATCAAAGTTTTGAATGGCCCCCATCGCCTGCAGGGCTTCCAGATACGTCACAATCTCACTCCGGAGCATGGCGCGCCCGTCCTCGTTATTACTCACTTTGCCGAGATAGGCCAACTCAAAGTTACGCTTTAAGTCATTGGCAATGCCGTCAAGCACCCTAATGACGCGGTTTTTGCTGAACGGCTTACCCTTTTCCACTGTGAAGCTTGTCAGTGTATTGATGTCTTGTTCAATTACAGCCATCCCGTTGGCTGTTGTAATGATCAGTTCCCCATCTCGCAGCGCCTGTACAATCTGCGAATTGGTGTATTTGGGATAGCCTTCAACTGCATTCGGGATGGCCATATAGGTTAACCCTTCATTCATGCCCGCTGCTGCTTCCATCGCTGCAATCTCCCAAACCAAACTGACCGCCTCGACTTGCAGACCGTCAGAGGTGATCACACCGTTTTTAAGGCTGATCACACCCTCGAAATCGGCTTGAGGGTACCGGACAACTACAGCAACTACCTTCTTGCCCTCATCCCTCAGTCGCTTAATGTAGGCGATGACAAGTTGAATCGTTGGCTGGTCATCGGTTGGGATACCAATAACGTTGTACTCTTCCGCCTCGAAGGCAGCGAGGGCTGCCGTATAGTCGCTACCCGTCGATGTTCCTGTTGTGCCGCCTGTGAGCTTAACGCCGGCAGAAGCCGTTAGTTCCCCGGTGCCAGTGAAGGTGATGAAATCCGTGTTAACCAAATCCTCGACAAGCTCCGCAGATTGACGATCCACCTCGAAGCTATCCAAGTAGGTAATGACATCAAACTTGCCAGCATTGTCCAGGTCGGACTGCACAGAAACTGTCAGATCATTACCTCTCAATCCGCCATATTTAGCCGTTGCCGTAGCAGCGCCAATTGTCGCGGTCGCTTTAGCTGCTCCTTGCGCTCCGAGACGGTAAATCAACACACGGCGAGCATGGGACAAAGCGGCTCTGATGTGGCGAATACGGGCGTCTGATGGGGCGAATCCGAGTAATGCCAAAGATTGCGTTTCGAATGATTCAGAATCAATGATAGTAATCCCCGTGGCGCCCCATGGCATGGATGCCGGGAACGCAACAATGCCCCGTTCCCCTATGGTGTTGGGGGTAGTCGGTTTCGACCTGAAATTGATATAGACGCCTGGTCTAATCTTGTTTTGGGTATTAAAGGTACCGCCGGCCATTTAGTCCACCTTCCTTTGGTAAAATTGTTGCAGCCTTTGCTGCGCTTCCGCTTCGCTGTACTCTTGGTTGTCATCAAGCACAACCTGCAGCACATCTTTTTCTGCGGATGAGTATTTAACCGATGCCAAAAACTGCGCCTTGGCATACGTTGGCGCAGCAGCTTTGGTTTGAGATTTGCTCATTTGACATGTCCCTCCTGGACCATAACCTGCATGACAGGGCCGTCTTTCTTGTCACGCATGAGATGAATATTGTAGTCCACAAAAAAATGGAGCACACCGTTTATGATCTCGTGCCGCATTTTTGTACCGCGGATCAGACCATTGCATTCGATGTACTCCAATCTATCGTAAAGCGATTCGGCAACGCCGTGCATTTCCTCATTCTCAGCCACTTGATCATCCGCATCAAATCCTTGTGGAAAGTAGTGGACATCGAATGTGTGCTGTCGCATGTACCGGCGCCCCAACTTGCGTGTATGGTTGACCGGGAAAAGCTTGATAAAGAAGGAAGGAGGGTCAAGATTCTGTTTGATCTCTTCGCCGTGAATCGGAATATCTGGATACCTATCGTCCAAGGCTCGCGACATTGCGCTAATGACATCATTGATCACCATTACCTTTTTCCTCCTTTCCTCTTGGTGGCTTCCCGCTCAAAATATCTTCAAGCAACTGATTCTGTCGGCGCTGCAGGTACCCGGGTAAAGCCCGTTCGATTTCCTTCATGCTGATCGCCAGCATAAATTTGCCTTCCACCCAACCATCCTTAGGGCCAACGTACATCCCGCCTGGCTCCCCTTTTGGAGGTTTGTACCCTGCGATGTAGCGAAATGTGTTTCCTTCCCATATACCGGGTATCCAGTGAGCGCGAAAGCCATTTTCGATGTACGATGCGTACTCCAGATTGTTGAATATCTCGACAGTATAGGAATCGCCAGTCTTGATGACTTCCCCCACCGTCCAGGCGCGTCTTAATTGACCGTTACTGGATGGGGTGCGTTTCCGGATCTTCCGAAATGCGCGCATCGCCATTTCATGTACAAAATCCCTGATAAATTGCTCAATGTGCTGATCGGCATTTTCAAGATTCTTTTTCATCCTCTTGAATTCCGAGAAATCAAACTTAGCCCACTTGCCCATCACGCTGTACCCTTTTTATTTAGGCTGATTTCTTGATGGCTGCTGTAGGGTGGGAAAGGCGCAGCAGCCGTATAGGTTTCGATGCGCCCTGTAGCCTTGCGTGTAACCTCCAGAACGTCCCCTTGCTTGATTTCTATTTCAGGGGCGATGAACAGTTTAGCGTCATACTTCACATCGTTCTGCGCTTCCGTCTGGCCGTTACGCGGCAGGCCCGTTTGCGATAACTTACACGGCTGATCTTCATGGATCTTAACAAGGGTTTGCTTGGTGACTTTTTTCACAGGGTCCTTTGCGTTTTCGTGCCGGCTGATTGTCACTTTGTCCTCATAAAGCTTTTCTATTGCCCTGCGCTGCCTGCGGTAATTAATCTTTGCCATAACTACCACCTCATACGACGATAATGATTTAGGTCAATGCGGTAATTTGTCACAACCTGATCAATTACCGATTTAGACGTATTCGTCACCCCACCGCCTGCGCTGCCGCCGGAAACCGATGTATCGCCCACCTTTACCGTAGCCCCGCCGCCAACGGAATCCTCGATCTCCTCGACGTTAGACAACTCCACCCTGGCAACGTCGATAACCATACTGGCCCATACATACAGCAACCCGTCCGGCACCCGCTGAATATTGCAATAATGTTTGATACGGTATTCAATCTCTGCAATATAGCTGTAAATTACTGGCTTATGCGTATCGTCTTCCAAGGGAATGCGACTCTTCACAATCGGCCAAACATCTGCAGCACTAATCACTGCTTTCATCTCCTTCCAGTTGGACTGTCATGGTTTCTTCGTCTTCGCTTTGGAAAACGTATGGCGTGCCTTCTGGTAGGTCTGGCCTGATCGGGTCGCCATCCTCCCCCGTGCCAATCTTTGCAACGGTAACAATCATATTGTCATCACCCTAAACCAATCTACTCCAGCATTTGCCCATTCGGAGCCTACACCAAAACTAGTTGAATTCATTGCCATATCATCAATGATCGTTAGCGCCAAGAACATCGGTACGTTGTTGTACCAAATGGATATTTGGTCTCCTAACAACCTGACACGGACAATTCCGTTGGGCGTGAAATTATCGATGTTACCTGACGCCAGTACAGTTTGTACACCATCAAGGTTACGGCGTAATTGCGTCTGTCCATTACTATTGTTAATGCTGATAACAAATATCTTTGGCCCTGATTCGTGACGGAAGACAACGCGGGAACGATTGGCCAAGCCAAAGATTTTTGCTTCAATCATTACATTTTTCTCCCCGGCGTCCAGATACACAATGTTGGACGCCGTATTTGCGGTGTTTTGGGCGATGTTGTCTTTGATTGCCATACTGCCATCGACAACAACCCACGATTGCCCCGTTACCGCCCGCCCTAATGCCGCCGCGTTAGGTCGGGTAAAATCATCCCATGCAATCACCCGACTTGGATTGAACACGCATATTTGTGATCCAACGCCAACGCCGATCATTAATACACCGCCACAATGTCCGTTGCCGTTGTACCCGTTGCTCTGATCCGCTTAACGCTCAATGGATGTATGATCCCGGCAGCAATGTTTTTCAGTGTGATTGATGCCCCGGATGTTACCATATCAACGACGATATCCCCGGACGTGCCAACCATAATTCCTTTGGTTGCACCTGCAGCCAAGTCGGTTGTGTCATTAGGGGTTACAACAGCGGCCGTAACCGCGCTGGCCAACTTGGCGATATCGTCACGTCTTGCTAATGTGTTGTATTGCGCCGTAGCAAGTGACACCGTTCCGCTTATTGGTTGTACGCCAGGTAGCGTGACCGGAATGCGGCCTTCATTATCTAACGGCCCCTTGATCGTCACTTCATCCGAGCCACCCGGACCTTCTCCGCCTCCCCCACCGATTACTTTAACCGGCATTGGGTCTTCCGCTGATACAGCAATCGCTTTATTTAATAGCTTGTTCCAGAAGAAGTTCAATTGTCTCACTCCCCGACCGGGCGAATTACTTTTGCTTCAAGAAGAACTTTGTAATCTTCTGCCGACACTTCAATCCTTTGGCCGACAGTAAAGCGGTCCCGGTTGTGCTTGCAGTTCGCAATGACAACGGCCTTTACCAACTCGGGTTCCGGTTCAGGCAGTGTTGCTGGACCATCTCCTGCAGCATCTTGTTTTTGCTCGATGGCTGTACTATCACCATTCGTTTCATCAACGATCAGTGGAGCATCTTCATTCTGTGGCTGATTACTTTTTTTCACTGATTTCTACCCCTTTCAATAAAAATAGGAGAGGCGAATGCCCCTCCTTAAGCTACTTTTGCAATAAATATGTCATCCATCGTTTCGAACGAAGGAAGAACGATCTCAGAAACAATCGCCTCAACGTTAACAGGATGTGGCTCCTTGATTGTAGTGATTGCCACACCGGTATTTACAATAGATACTTCAGCCGAAGTTGCTCCAGCCATTAAATCAGCTTCCTCTGGAGTAGTACCGTACCAAGTCGTGCCGAGGTTTCCGTCTGGAAGGAGCGTAAAGAAGTCATCTGGGAAGAACTGATGTTTACTGCCGTCCTGCAGCCCATAAATCTTGTTGTAGACCGAAACTCTGATGCTCAGTTTATTAAGCAAATACGCCTTGAGCATTTCGTCGGTCATAATGATGTTCTGACCGCCAATTGGATTCATATCCAATCTGATGGCCGGATGCTCCATTAAATAGCCCCATGTCTTCTCAGTGCATATTGCACGGGTAATTGTTGCGCCGGTATCTCCATTAATAATCTTCTTCCAGCGCTGAATATCCTGAATCGGTGTGCTGTTAGGATCGCTCCATCTTGCTGAACCGGTGAGCGTTTCCTTGTGGCTATCTGCAAAGCCGTAGTTGTAATCATAGTGTTGACGCGTCTCGGCAGATGTAATGCGGATGTGACCACTCGAAAGCAACTGCATAATCATGCGTTCAGGAACGACCTGTGCACCGGCTACTAGTTTAGCCCGGTCGTTGAAAATTTGGGTGATTAGCGGCATTACATACTGGTCGTTGCTGTTATCCTGCAACCGAAGCAACTCTTGACGATCTTTCTCCCCAAGTCGCATGGACTCGCGAAAGAACGGCATTTCTGTCTCAATCTTACTGAATCCAATGCGATCTCGAAGCGTTGCCTTAGTATCGAACGCCGATGGCTGCAATGAGACCGGAACCCCGTGTGCGCCCTTAATCCACGAAAGATCAAGGCCCAACTTTTTACTTGCCGGGAACAACGCCGCCCCCAGGTATGGAATGTTATTGCTTGGGTTATTGGCGATGTAAGTAGCAATCGCTCGTGAATTTACATAATCAAAGATAGAAGGCATCTTTTTCATTTCCCCTTTCCGCTATTAGGCGATAAATGTGATTTGACTCAAAGCTGTAACTGCGTCTTCGTCAGGCGGTTCCGGCAGTTTAGCTAGATCAATAAAGCCGTGAATCAGAAGCGCACCGGGCGCTGGTCCATACGTAACATCCACATCGTTAAACAGAACGCCCTCAGCATTCTCGTCATTGGACTTCACGGCCAATTGCGTTGCATCTACAATAACGCCGCCACCCATGATCGTGCCGGCAGGGACAATCTTTTTGCCGTGTGCATTCTGTGCAATACCTGTGTCATCGACAGTGACCGCCAAATTTACATAATGGTCAGGAAATTTAAGGATTTCCTTACGGTTGCCGTAATCCGTTTGTACAAACTTCATCTGTTATCAACCTCCAAAATAATTATTTTGTGCTTTACTGGTATCAGAATTGCTTTTGGCAAATTCAGCAACTCGCTTCCCAAAATCTTCAGCTGTATTGCTGCCAGTTCCTTTATCGCCGCCACCCTCAAAAGGATTGACACCTTGAAACTTGAATCCACTGCCGCCCGTGTCCTCCGGGATAAAATAGAAGTCCTTGCCTTCACGGATGGTCTTGTATTGATCGTCAAAACCAGCCTTGATTTCCCCGTTTTCATCCAATTCAATCTTGTCCATGCTGAATTCGGAAATTACATTACTCATCGCTTTTTCGTGAACCTTGCCAGAAAGCTTCAATCTCAAGGCAGTTTCCGAACGCAATTTCTTAGCATCGGCCTCAAACTTGTCCTTGGCAGCCGTGTTTTCTGTCTGCAAAGTCTCGATTTGCTTCTTCAATGCCTCCGCATCACCGCTTGATTTTTTCAATGCTTCAAGCTGTTTATCGCGTTCCTTGAGCGTGTCATCAGCGGTTTTCTTGGCATCGTTCACTTCCTTGAAACGGTGTTCAGGCACCCACCCCTTGTAGTTGGTTTCCACACCCCCAACCACAGCAGAAATCTGCGCATCGGTAAGCCCCTGCGCCTTCAAAAGCTCTTTCAACCAATCCATGAATACCATCTCGCTTTCACTTTTTGTCCCGGTTGTGTCCGGTCATTTTTAAGGCCCCAGCAGTCTCAGCCAGAGCCCGAATTTAATATCCGATGTTAATGTATGTTTTGTGTTTGGCCCTATCATCATCGGCACCGTCAACCAAATCGTATGTCGCTGCGAAGATATCAGGTTTGCATGGGTATATTTCACCTTTGACACCCTTGATGATGTAATCCCCATAATCCCCTCGCATTGTGCCTTCAAGCGTTTTGATCTCACAATAAGTTTTGGAGAACTCAAACGGGTCGTCATTGTCATCTTCATCAGTGACGCGATATGTGATGATCTCATTTTCACTAACTTTGTCCTGGAACCAGTCCGGGCGATCATCGATTCCCATTCTGAAAGCTTCAATTACTACCGGCTTTTTGCGATATTTAGCCACTTTGTCAGCTCCTTATCCGCTCTCTGCTTCGGTCACGCCTCAACTCATCATTCTCGACCATCAGTTGCTGCAACCACCCTTCCCTCTCCTCAACTTTCGCTAAATAAGAGGACAGTTATGCTGCGTATTCCTTGTACCATTCCGGGTACTTGGTATCTGCCGATATATAAATCACTTTGCCGTTCTTGTCCCTTGCCGCCCGTTGCTCAAAATCAATGTCCTCGTCAAAGTATGGGACGGTTGTTGTCCGGCAGTTAACATGGAATGGTGGGCAATTGACGCCTACTTCCATTTCGGATACCTTGAATACCTTCCCATCCAAGCTTTGGCATATTGGGCTTGTGCGGTTATCCAGCACCGCCAATATTTCATACTTTTGTACAACACCACTGGCTTTGTAGCTGTCCATTGTTCCCTGCTCGACAAAAAACGCCGTCTCGGTGCGTACCAGGCGCGCGGCGTTTGAATAGGACACCCGCATGCGTTCTGCAAGAGCGGTTGTCGTGCGGTCATAACTGTCACCGCGTATAAAGGCTTGTGATAGTTTGGTGTGCAGCTCTTTTTTTAGTTTTGTGCGATCAACCCAGATCCGCTTTGACCAGTTCGATGATTCGAACTTAGTTCCAAGCACACGTTCAACGCCTTTCGCGTCAACCTTGGCAAATGGCGTAACGAATCCGGTCCCGGTATGTATCTCATACATGGATCGGTAGTAAGTTTCCTTGTAAACATCTGCTAGCAGCTTCCCTGTGCCCGTTTCCCGGCTTGCCGCCAGTATTTCGATCTGTTGATTGATCTGGAACTCCAACGCCTCCATACGGTTAACACGCTGCTTGTAATAGGCGTTGTTTAAGGATTGTGTCCAACGCTCATCATCGTTGTCCTTTGCCTTTGTTATGAATTCCTCAAGCCCCATCCGGAAATCATCCAGTTCGCCGGCTGTAAGCTGCCGCCTTGCCTCAGATAGATTGACAATCCCATTTTCATCGGCATAACGATTAAAGAAGCTATTTACTTCCTTTTTGACTATATGTGTTGCTTTGACATACTCCCTAGATAGGTTGTCAATATACTTTTCAGATGACCGGAACTGTTCAACAGCGATCTGTTCAGAACGTTTCTTCCAGTAATTGCGCGGCTTCATTCGCTTGCGTCCTCGCCGTTATCAGACTGGTCAGCCAAAAATCCGATTACTGGGGAAAAATCCATAGTCTGATTTGCTCCACCAACAGCTTCTACGAGTGAGGTCAGAATTTTTAAATCCTCAACATAAACACCCTTCTCATACTCTTTAATACAATGGTCAGTCATGCAGATAATTAACTCATTCAGCCGTTGAACTGTTTTCTTTTCCAACATCACGCTCACTCCCAAGCCCATCATAATCGGACAAACTCTCTTGATATTGCTTTTCCAATCGTTCCATTTCCGCTTGAACATCCGTCACCCATGGATGCTGGGCAACCTGAGTTTCTTTTGATATGATGCCTTCGCTATCACGGATGTTTGTAATAATCGATGACTCGTCAATAACCATGTCTCGATTGAAGACGAAGGAAACTTTCTCTTTACTGTAGTCTTTACCAGTTGTGTTATAGAGGTGAACGTCGATGAACCACAGTAATTGACTTAAACTCGTCTGAAACTGTGTTTCGATAAGGCTTGCATCAAGTTCAAGATCACTATATAGAAAGCGTAGCGCCACTCCTGACGGTGCACTGCCGAAATTAACAGATTGGGTGTCCACTCCTCGCCCAAATTCGTAAATATCTTTTCTGTTCGAATCCTGATGATTTTTGTAGGCTTCTGTGTCGATTTCCAGTTGAATCGTTTTTATATCTCCACCATTTGAAACGAATGCCAACCTGTGAATGGAAATGTTTTTTCTGAATTCAGCAGCATCTGTTCCGTCATAATCACTAACAATATAAATGCTATTGGGCAAGTCTTCCAAGTTATTACTGTTGTCGCTTTTATTGCGATCATAGTCATCAACCAATTCCTTGATAATTTCCACCAACGGTTGCTCTTCTTCGTTGTATTTCCAAGCGATAAAAGGAACTTTACCCCAATTCATGGCAAGCTTATCTGTCTTCGAATAGGCAGTAAAATGGGCTTCCTCTGCTCCTGCCTCTACATCTGGAATAAGACCTGATCCACTCCATACATAACGGCGTACCCCCATCTTGTCCCACCATTCAATCTTACGGACGGTTGTCTTTTTAGTGCCTTCGAAAACTGTTACTTGATAATCTCTGATAACCGCATCAAGGACGGTGTGCGCTTCGTCAGCCCATATAGGAATAATTTCTTCTGAATTCATTTTTTTGAATGAAAGATTGAATTGCTCATTATAAAAAATAAACCACCAGGCAATTCCCTTATTTACCGCTTCCTTACCTGTGCTTTGCAATCTTTGCATCATGTCTTCATCGAATAAATTTGTAAGCTCTTCATCGTATTGTTCATCCTTCGTCTGGATTGACATCGGACGCCCCAGCAGATAACCAACTTTTTGATCAACAAGTTTTCTAATAAAGCCATTTGCTAACTTGTTATTTGCCAAATTGGCGACTTGCTCCTGTGCGCCGCTCTCTCCTATAACAGTCCGAGTACGGTCTTTGATGTCCGTATTGTTACGGTAATAACGCTCACCAATAATCATCCATTTACGTTTATCTGAGCGTTTCCATTCCCCGACTTCCAATTGAATAATCTGTTCGTCGGTAGCTGCGCTCTTTGCGCCTTGGATGATTATTCTTTCAATTTCTCGTTGTGCTTCTGATCCACCAAAAGGAATAGGCACTTCATATTCCCTCCTTTCATCCTTGCAAGAAATGAACTCCTCCACCCTTTAAATCCCCTACTTCGTAATCATCAAGGGCATACCAAATAGCCGAAAACGTATGGGGGTCGATATTGAACTCATCTAAGATGATGTCCCCATTCTTGTCTACGGCATAGGTTAAATCTTTTAGTTCCTCGATCACATTCGGGCAGTTGCTTGAGCAAATAATCTTTTTGAACCTCTTCACTTTCTTTGTATATTGCAGCCGAGAACCCGCGAATTTTTTGGCTGGGCGCATATTAAATCCCACCTGTTTGAAATACGCTATTGTCTTAGGCTCGGCACTATCTGCCCTTATTATCTCGCGTGTTTTCTTGAATTCTTGTAGATCATCGGCCGTCCTATCGTCCGTCATCTTATTTTTGTAATATTCCCAGTAGATGTAGAGAATTTTCTCCTTATGATCGACAGCTAGACGGACAAGCGCATTATAGGATTCCTCGAATCCAAAGTCCATCCCAACACGATTAATTGGGGAACGAATCCGGTTGACCGCATCCATCACGTCTTCATGCGACCACTCCACAAACTGAGGTAAGACGCGCAGTCCATTAACTCCAAATCTACCTAATCGAGCGACACGATGGAGGTCTGGATCGTGGATTTCTAATTCATCCAACTGCTCGATATAGCTTAACGGCAGAAACAGATTGTCATCTGCAAGCGAGTGATGATAATAGGTGTTTCCCACGACTACAACACGCACACGATATAACTCTTCATCATCCAGGATAAAAAGCTTTTTCTTCACATCCTTGAAGAAGTGCTTGTAGCTCCAGTTAGCAGTGTTAACAGGATTAGTGCTCAAAATCATATACAGCGGCAAAGTAGGATGCCTTAGCCGACCGATTAATTCCTTGAAGCCGGCATATTTTATTTCGCTGCACTCTTCCAGCCAGATAATCGAGATGTTATGGATAGATTTAAGTTTGACGGGCTTATCCATGCCCTTGAATATGATTTTGCTGCCATTAGGAAACCTGATTTGCATCGGTGAAGATATGGGTTTAACTCTACCTGTTAGCCCAAGATCCTCTATGATCTCTTCCAATAGCGAAAAGGTAGAGTCTCGAATCGTTTCGTAGACTTCACGCACAACAAGAGCCGTTCTTTTCTCTTGCAATAGCTTTAAAATTAATTTCAAGCCTACATGATAGCTTTTGCTGGAACCATAGCCGCCAACCAGGAACTGAAACTTCTGATTCCAATCGAACAGAAAATCTTCAAAATGGGGATTGACCTCTTTTTCGATCATACCCTCTCACCCTTTCGAGTGATCAAGATTTCAATTGGCTTGTCTCCCTCATCCAACGCTTGCTTATCCAGTATCTTTACATCGGCATTGATCTTGTTGACCTGGGCCTGCATTAACTCCAGTTTCAACCGGCGCTCGTCGTTTTCCGGTGCTGCAGCAAGATACTGCTTAATAGCAGATCGCAGTTCGCGCATGATGACAGTGTACGCCTTGATATCGGTCGCCTGGCGATCCCAAGAGAATTGAAACTCGTATTCTTCCTCGGTAACCATTTGTTCATAATTCGGTTCTTCTTTGGAGCCTTTATCGACAACCTCAAACTTTTGCTTTTTAAGTTCCTTGATCATTTCATCTTTATCCGTTACATACATTTTCGTTTGCATATCGATCAATTTGGCATAGGCGATCTCTACGCTGTCCCAAATCATGTCTAACGGATCAAGGTTACGGGCCATCTCCAGTATCTCCTGAAATCGCTCGTCTTGTGGAAGAAATTTGCGATACGCGCCGTGCTTAACTGCGTAATCGTTTCCCTCTGGCCCACCGGGGCCGCCGCTGTTGCCAACTGCGTTCTTGTTGCCTGGTTGTCCGCCCTTTGGGCGCCTTGTCGGGATCTCATCCCACTTATCAAGATGCTTCCACTTACGAATAAGAGCCGGGCTTATGCCCAGCTCATCAGCGATTTCTGTTAATTTTTTCTGGCGGCTGCTCTTGAGCCAAAGCTTAAGGGCCGCTGTCCGATTGGTGCTTTTTGGTCTGGACAATCATTGTCACCACCTCATTCCTTTTAATTAAGATCCGTTTTCTCGACTGCAGCACGTATCTTACTCGTTAGTTCTTGAAATTCTCGAAGGGATGCCATTTGAACATCTCTCAGTTCATCCCAATGTCTTTCTCGTTGCGCATTAAGTTCCGAAATATGCCTAATCTTTTGTTCATAGAGCGCATTGATTTGAAGCTGCCTGATGCCTCCGTATAATATTAGGCAAATTGCTATCACAGGGATTAAATTCTTAATGAACTTAATCGTTTTATTCACTGATCATCATTCCCTTAATTCAATTTCCTTCACCCTACGGTAAAAGGTGTTGTCACTTATCCCAAGAGCCTTGTATGCTGCAGTAGCTGTGATTTCACCATTCTTCCAAGCTTCATACTGTCTCATAAATTCAGGGGTAATCCCTTTCTTCGGGCGACCGAATTGAATGCCAGCATTCATTGCAACGTCAATACCTTCCCTTTGACGCTGCTTGTTCTTCTTCCGCTCTTGCTCGGCCACATAAGCGAGCATCGAAAGAAACTGATCTTCCAGCAGCTTGCCTATGTCGCCCATTGACTTGAATTTTCTGCTGTCGAACAACTCCTCATTCTCCAGAACAACGATGTCCGCCCCAACTTCCCGGGTGATGTGCTTCCATTCGGAAATGATGCCGTCATAGTCGCGCCCAAGCCGATCAAGCGCATCCATGTAAAGCAGGTCGCCTTCACGAAGCACTTTGCGCAGCTCCTGATACTTATCACGTTTAAAATCTTTACCCGATGCCTTGTCTACAAATATAAATTTATCTGGTATTCCAAGCTCACGCATTTTGATCAACTGCCGCTCTGTATTCTGATCCCTGTCACTCACTCGGACATAACCTAATTTAACAACCATGATGATTCGCCCCTTTACAACCTTTGTACGTCAAATTATACCTGTTTTACATGACGTACGTCAATAGTTCAAACACACCTTTTGACGTTGTGTTTCAAGGGGTAAAGCCGCGTGTTTTCGACTACGTCAAAAAGCATGCTTTTTGACGGGGTTTTAATGCACTATTTGTTACGCCGAAAATTATTCGAGTTGGAAAGAACGCTCGGAAACGATTGGTAACGCTCCTGTTCCAACTTCTTCGTTCAATTATCGATCCGAGCGGTCGAAAATTTATGCTGCTGCTGATCGTTGTTTTCACTAATAATTGTCAGTAGGGTGCAACTTAACTATATTTCTGTTGCACTCATAATTTGCCGAGAATGTTGATAAATCAAGACTTTTAAAAAAATGATATTTGAGTGCAACATTGACCGAATTATGTGAAACTCATTCGCAAATTTGCTCGGTCCATCGCGTCTTGCGTCAAGCCTAAATATCGCAGAGTTTCCTCTTGAGTTTCGTGACCGAACATTTCCATTAGTAACGCCATGGTGTATGCTGCTTCATTCGGAGGCGTGCTCATTATGAGTTGATAACCCCAAGTTTTTCGAAGCGAGTGCGTACCGATATTTTCAAGTCCGAAACGCGCCGCGACATCGTTCAACATCTTCCAAGCCGTTTCCCTCCGAATAGGCTCCCCGACTGCTCCTGTGATCGTTTTACGTTGCCGCGAAGCGAATAAGTAGGCATCATCTGGCAAGTCCTGTATGTAAAGCATTAAGTCATCATGATAATCAGAATGAATAATGAATTTCTTCTTTTTTCGTTTTTTATTTCGTTTCTTGGTTTTATCTGCCACAAAATTGATGTGTGATTGATCTCTGACCGTACCAACCTGCAGCTTGAGTAAGTCCGATACCCTTAATCCGCTATGAATGCCCATAGAAAAAAAGATATAGTCACGAAATGATTTGACTTTGAGATAATTCTTTATTTGCACAATGACCGATATATCTCGTATCGGCTGAACCTCGTTCATCTCACCACCTCGCTGTTTTAATGTATTTTGAAACAAAAAAAGCACCCGTTAAGGTGCTTTTAATTAAGTTATCAAATCTGATTTAGGTTCGATACCCTTATCTTTAACCACTACTTCCAAGTGAGAGAGTGTTTGCCCCCCAGCACTACTAACTACAAGTTTTGCATCCTTCACTTCTGCTTCAATTCCTGAATAACTGCTGCTAGATAGTTGCCTTGAATAAGAAACATTTTTCACGGATAACAATGCAAAAACTTCTTCTTGGCTCAATTCCACAGTAGTTCCCTGATCTTGTTTGTCGTCTTGCAAAATAAATACCACTTTCAATTCCTCACCCTCCTGACAAAAAGTTTACTCCAAAATATTCCTCTTTGTCCACAGAAAAGGGTGGTTCTGTTTATTAATTTAGTTGCTAATATCTACATTCTCCACATCAACCAAGAAGAACCATTCACCGTCAACCATGAAGCGCCGCTTATAGTAATCAATTCGATCCACGACACCGACAACCCGCAACTGCTCCCACTCGTCAAAAATCTTGATTGCAATTTCTTTGCGCTGCTCTTTTGATTCAGCAATCGCCAGCCCAAACAGTTCAAGCTCCTGATCATCGAGTTGAATCCTTTGGCGCTTGCGTTGCTCTTTTCGATACAAGTTTGCTGCGCGGACATGCTCAGGAATCATCATGCGTGACGTTTCCCACATGCCGTTACCTTCTAGCTTTTTTCTCATGGCGAACATCCTTTCGCGTTTTTATAATTATTATATGCGAACGAACGTTTGTATTCAATGGGTACTTATGGGCAAAAAATTATCCTAGAAAAGTTGTTATTTGGGATAAAGGATTCGCTCCTCTTATCGTAATCCGGTGCCACCGGTCAGTGTAGGATTGGCTAAATAAACGGGTCTCAAACCCCTCGCCATCTCCACACGCTTGGCGACTTGCGCCTAAGGATAAATATCCCACCGCGTGACCGGCTGCCACAATGATAAAGGTACAGTGACGTTACCCTGTTGATCACTGATCAACTGTATACGTCAACTGTACCCTATTAACGTTGTGCATTGGCGACACGGTAGAGACATAAAGTAGACACGATGTAGACAAAAATTAGATGCAGCCCCACGTTTTAAGGCTGTTGGCCACGGAATCCGCGCCCTCCCTGATCTTACGGTCCAGTGTTCTTGCGCAAATTAGATTAAACTTGATTATTGCCGCTTTGCGTGGATGGCCCTGAATAAAACGATACTGCATAATGCTGCGTATCTCTGGGTCAAGGATTGCATCGACAGCTCTCTCAAGATTGCGTAAGGCTTGGATCTGCAACGGCTGCTCTGCCGGCGCATTGCGTAATCTTCGCAATGCCTTTTTATAGTCTGTGAGCATTATTCTTACCTTGACGACATCAGCTGTAGTGGCTACTGGAAACAACGTATCCATCATTAGTAGCATTATCATCACCGTTCCCCTATGGTATAATTTCCATAGGAGAATTTGTCTGCCCCGGTCCCCGTTCCCCAACGATCAACCGGGGTTTAACTCTATGATTAGGTTTCAACCGCCTGTAAAATTGTCAATCTCGGATCGTCCGCATAGAAGGAGTATTTGTTTCATTACCCTGATTTTCCAATAAATTATGAGCTCCCAAAAGGCTTAAAAGATATTTGATTGGCACCTCTACCATCTCCGGTTTCTCACTGCAAAGTGTACGCAAGTGGATCTGACGTTCATCCGTAAAATCACGAAAACTTTCTAAAGGCCCATATAAAGCAAGCATCCTTTCAAAATCATCCATCAAAATCTTCAATTGATTTGAAAGGAATGGGACTGTAGTTTTTTTATTATAGTGCATTTCGTCAAAAGCCCAGTTATACAAACTTTCCTTCATCCCCAGAATCGTCGGCTTGCTGTCCATCTTTCCCCTCCTATGATGAATAATCATTATTCGACTTCGAAAATATCTATTCCATCAAGTTCCGCGGCTCTGCACGACTCCAACCAATCTATCCTATGATTTATTATATCATTTTGAGCTTCTGGAGGGTTTGAATCAAACTCTTCTTCTGTCATGTCCAATTTCACTTCGAAATCCACCGTAATAGTGGCCTGCCCTCGTACTGTGATCATTTGCCCACCTCCAGCAGCTCGGGATTATCATGGATGTTGCCCAATTTCTTAGCACCTTCAACCCATCCATATTTCCTGTCATACTCTGCCAACTCGGATAAGAATAAATATCCATCTAAAAATGAGTCTGCAACAAAAATGAATCCGCCAGCTCCAAAACTTACTTTGGCGATGTGCTTATAGCCTTCGTGCTCTACCTCTGCGATGTCGCCCACGCTCAATTGGTTCTGTTCTTCTTCTGTATCGTCATGTAATCCGGTAAACTGCCCTACTGTTTCGGGATCTACCTCGAAAGAATATAGAGCAGAAGCTCTAGCAGGGATAATGTAGGACTTTTTGCAATCTATAGGATTATTAAGTTTGTGATACCACCCAAACACCCACTCTCCGGTATCAATCCGTTTGCCCTGGAACTTAATCTCTATGCTCATGCTTTACCATCCTCCCCTGGAAGACTGTATTCGGCAAAATGTGTTACCGCGATATCGATAACCGGATCGTCCGGCTTGTAACTGCCCTCGCGGAACCACTTGTATCCTTGTAGACTTGCTGCATGCTGCGCCGACCGGATGCACACACCGTCTGATACAAGGTATAGCTTATGGCTTACAGGCTGATTGATAGGGTACTCCATCCAGTTAATTCTGGATTGGTGGGTATTTTGCAGCCGCTTGTTCTCTTCCTTGAAGCGCGCTTTGATAAATTCTTCATGCCGTTTGGTTGCCACATTCGGGTGGCGATGACGCTGCTTAAGATATTCCGGGCCAACGTGGTCAATTGATGCCGGTGGACTGCACCACCATGATTCGGTGCTACGGCCGGCGCCGTCAGTGAATCTGGACATGACGCCGTTTGGTGTGCCTTCGGGTTGGTTCCTGTGAATCCACATTTCAAATTTAAGCCTTGCCATACTATTCCTCCTTATCCTCAATTCCGAGCCAGTATCGTCAAATCGCTTCGATCAACTCAACGGTCATGACTTCGCCTCCCCTTGTAGCGCCCTTATTGCTGCCAGACAGACAGCGTACGGGGCTGATTCGCCACAAACCCAAGATGTTGGTTGTCCATTGGATTCGTTGTAGAATCTTGCTTTCCAATGGGATATTTGATCTGCAAACCTTGGGCGATACCCCCGGCGTTGCATCGCCTCTATCACTTGGCGCATGCCGTCCCATGTTGTGGAGTAGGTTGGAATAGTTCCGTATGATCCATCAGGATTTAACTGATTTGTTAAGGACATGTAGCCAATTAATTTAGCGAATTCCCTATCAAGATCCTTATGATCGTTGTAGATGCTCATTTTTCAACGACCCCCGGCTGATATTTTTTTATCGTCTCTCCCAGCTCGTCCGCTGCCTGCAGCAACTCAACAGGCGATGTATCCATTGCACGGATGATACGGCCTTGATCGTCTCTTGCTATCCATACGGTTTCTTGGGTCCATTTAGCTGGTTTCATTGGGCTTGCTCCCTTGAGTGGAGGATAGGGCTGCGTCTACCTGCGCGCATATGCCCACCCCTGTCCATATCTGTCCTTTACTCTCCGTTGCAATTCGTTTGATTTCTTTCAGTGCTGCCCGCAGGCTCTC